AGAACGGCAGCCACCACGCCATCACGGCCAACACGGAAAAGGCTGGCCATGGCATGACGCTGGATCTCGGCATCGTCGACGAAGCTTTCGCGCAAATCGATGATCGCCTAGAACAGGCATTCAAGCCAGCCATGATTACGCGACCGGAACCACAGCTCTGGCCGGTGTCTACTGCTGGCACGCCACAGTCCACCTATCTGAGATCCAAGGTGGATGCCGGCCGTGCTCGCGTCGAGGACGGGGTTACGGAAGGTGCCGCGTATTTCGAGTGGAGCGCACCCGAAGACGCGGATCCGACGGATCGTGCCGTCTGGCGCGCGTGCATGCCCGCGCTCGGGCACACCATCTCCGAGGACGCCATTGCCGCGGACTTCGCGACGATGAAGCTGCTCGAGTTTCAGCGCGCCTATCTCAACCAGTGGTGCGACAAGAACGTTCACGAGCCCGTCATTGCCACGGAATTGTGGACGAGCCTGGTGGACAAGCGCTCGAGCATGGTGGATCCGGTGTCGTTCGCCGTCGACATGACACCCGAGCGTTCGCACGGATCTCTTGCAGCCGCCGGAAAACGCGCGGATGGGCTGTTGCATGCTGAGATCGTCGAGCATCGCGAAGGCACAGGATGGCTGGTGGATCGGATCGTCGAGCTCGACAAACGGTGGAATCCGTCCGGGTGGCTGCTCGATCCGGCAAGTCCGGCAGGCTCGCTTATTCCGGCGCTTCGTGATCGTGACATCAGTCCAGTACTCGTCGGTGCTCGTGAGATGGCGCAAGCGTGCGGCGCGTTCTACGACGCAGCCACGAACAAGAAGCTGCGGCATCTCGACCAGGCATCACTCAATGCTGCCGTGTCCGGGGCCAAGAAGCGCCATGTCGGTGATTCGTGGATGTGGGACAGGCGCGATTCGGTGGATGTGATCTGTCCACTCGTCGCTGTAACGCTGGCGTTGCATGGTATCGCCACCTATCAGCCGGATGAGGTAGTAGAGCCATGGGTGGCGTACGCATGAACTCGGTGCAGGGTGCCCAGATCGTGATTGCACTCAGTGGACTCGTGTCGATCGTCGGACTGTTCCTGCTGTTCTCGATCGGCGTCGCGTTGACCGTGGCCGGATTCCTTGGCGTGCTATACGGAATTTTTGTTCATGGAGTCGACTAGTCGTGGCCACGCTCTATCAGCGCATGCGTGCGACTCCATCCGCTGAGCAAAAGCGTTTCTCAATTGACGACTGGCTCGGTTGGTTCTCGTACCAGGGTGTTGGTTACCCAATTACGTCGACTGCGTCAACGTCTGATCGCGAGGACGTCGAAAACAGCTTTATCGGATATGTTCAGGGCATCTATAAATCCAACGAGGTGGTTTTCGCAACCATGCTTGCTCGCCAGTTGCTGTTCGCCGAAGCACGTTTCCAGTGGCAGCAGTTGCGCGCGGGACGTCCGGGCGATCTGTTCGGAACGCCCGAACTCGCGATACTCGACAATCCGTGGCGTGGTGGTACTACCGGCGAGCTGCTCACGCGCATGGATCAGGACGTCTCGCTGGCGGGTAACGCGTATATCGCGCGGGAAGCACGGCGACTACGTCGACTACGTCCGGACTGGGTAACGATCGTTCTCACCGCGCCACCTCATGAAGCGGTGGAATCCGATGTCGCGGGCTATCTCTACACACCCGGTGGCCCGATGTCCTCGACGGACGCGAAGATCTACCTGCCGGGTGAGCTGGCGCACTGGTCACCGATTCCAGATCCCGAGGCGCAGTATCGCGGTATGAGCTGGCTTACGCCAGTTGTCAATGAAGTATTGGCCGACAAAGCGGCGACACGCCACAAGCTGAAGTTTTTCGAAAACGGTGCGACGCCACAAATTGCGGTGTCACTGAACGAGAACCTCACACCGGAACAGTTCGAAAAGTTCATGGCAAAAATGAATGCCGCACACGTCGGGGTAGAGAACGCCTACAAAACGTTCTTCGTCGGTGGTGGTGCCGACGTGACGGTGATCGGCAAGGACTTGCAGCAACTCGACTTTAAGGTAACGCAAGGCGCGGGAGAGACGAGAATCGCAGCCGCCGGCGGTGTCCCTCCGATTATCGTAGGACTGTCTGAGGGCCTAGAATCCGCCACCTACTCGAATTACGGAATGGCCAGACGGAAATTCGGCGATCACTGGGCGCGTCCACAATGGCGATCCGCCTGCGCCTCACTCGCTGCCATCGTTGAGACACCCGACGACGCTCGACTCTGGTATGACGACACCGATATTGCTTTCTTGCGCGAAGACGAGAAAGACGCAGCCGAAATCCTTAGGGTGCAAATGGCGGCCATTGAGTCAGGGATTCGTGGTGGCTACACACCAGATTCGATCGTGGACGCTGTCATCTCCGGCGATCTCCGACGTATGCAGCACACCGGTTTGTTCAGCGTGCAACTGCAACCGCCAGGAACGGGAACCGTGCCGCAAGACTCGCAGGAGGATCCACGTGCGTAAATCGACACTGCGGGATCTGACGGTGATCCGTGGCAGTTCCGCGAGTCCGGCGCTGCGTACTACGCCGAAGGATGTTCGGGCGGCCATTGCTCCACACTCCACCACCACGGACACGGGCGACTGGGACTCCGGGCTCTACGAAAAACGACTACCCAACGAGCGTGCGGTACTCCGGCAGTGCTACGCATGGGTAGATCCAGATGGCGATCCGGACGCGAAGAGCAGCTACAAGTTTCCGCACCATGTCGTCGACGAGACTGGCGACGTTAGCGCTGCATCCACCGTTGCCTGCTCGGCCGGCATCGGCGTGTTGAACGGTTCCCGCGGTGGTGCCGATATCCCGGACGCTGATCGACAGGGTGTGTACAACCATCTGGCGCGGCACCTCCGTGACGCTGAGATGGAACCACCGGAGCTCAACAGCCGCACCGCATCGTATCCGGACGTAGACGATCCAGATAGCGAAGACTGGCCGACGATGGTGGTCCGATTTTCCACGTTCGGTGATTGGTACGAAGTCGATTCGTTCTGGGAGGGCCTATTTCTCGAACGCATTGCGCAGGGTGCCTTTACCAAAACGATCGCGGAGCGTGGAAAGTCCGTCAAGGTCATGTTTAACCACGGCATGGATTGGCAGATCGATCAGAAGGTGCTCGGCGTACCCAGCGTGCTTGAGGAGCGAGACGACGCACCGTATGCCGAAGTACCGCTGCTCGACACCAGCTATAATCGCGATCTCCTGCCCGGCATCGCCCATGGTGCCTACGGGTCATCATTCATGTTCCATGTGCTCGGCGAAAGCTGGAATATGGAACCGCCAGCCAGCGAACACAACTCGGTGGGTATCCCTGAGCGCACCATTACCGAAGTTCGACTCTTGGAATTCGGTCCGGTAACGTGGCCAGCCAATCCCAACGCGACGACGGGAATACGCAGCGGTACCGACTGGTATGTGAATCGTCTGCGCTCGCGCAACGATGATCTCTATGCGGCATTGAGCAAACGATTCGACGACTTCCGCGCTGAGCGCGGTTTCCGCACTTCGCTCGACGCCAGAACGGTGAACGACGAAGCCGCGAACATTTCGACCAATGCGCCGGACTCCGTAGATGAGCACCACGCGGGTCTGTCAGAGCACGCGAGAGGACGCCTCCTCGCGTGTCCGTTCCTCACGGAAATGACAGATCATGGAAACACTTCGGGAGCAACTCGCTAACGTCGAGACCGAGCTCCACTCTATTCACGATGCAGCCGGACAGGAGCCACTCCCTGATGAGCAGCAGTCGCGCTGGGACGAGCTTACTGCCGAGCGCGCTGAACTCGTCGAGAAGATTCGCCGAGATGACGAGCGCCGGAATCTTGTTCGCTCTCTATCGTCTCAGCCGAGCCATACTGTGGACGGTGACGGTACCCGCGGCGCACCGAATCTTCTCAAGCGGGTTGATCCTTTCGAAGCAGCGGACGTCCGCTCGCTGACACGCATGGAGGCTCGTGATCGCGGACTGAAAGTGCTTGAGGATAAGGAGCACACGCGGCACCTGAGTGACGAGCAGCGAGAGAAGGTTGAGAGCGTTCTCCGCACCGAGACGCCCGACTGCGACGGTTCGCACGTTGGACGACTGATGGTGCTCACCCAACACCAGGACTATCGCAGTGCGTTTGTCAAGCTGGTGACGCAACCGAACGCTGTTCTGTCCGGGGACGAGTACCGCGCGGTCAATGCGGTTATCGAGTATCGTGCCATGTCCGGATCCGTCGATAGCGCAGGTGGTTTCGGTGTGCCAATTCTCATCGATCCGGCTATCATTCTCACGGCGCAAGGCTCGCTCAACCCGTTCCGGCGGATCAGTCGAGTCGAGACAGTAACCACGGATGCGTGGCGTGGTGTGAGTTCTGCCGGTGTCACATGGAGCTATGACGCCGAGGGCGCCGAAGTATCGGACGATTCTCCGACGCTCGAGCAGCCCATCGTCGAGATTCACGAGGCGCGCGGTTTCATCCCGTATTCGATTCGTGTCGGCCAGGATTACCCTGGCTTTGCCGATGAGATGTCACGGCTTCTCATGGAAGGGTACGACGAACTACAGGCGCAATCCATGGCCGTCGGCACTGGCTCTAACCAACCATTCGGCATCATTACCGCACTCGACGCAAATACGAACTCGGAAGTCAGTGTTACTACAGATGGCGCGTTTGGTGGTGTCGACATCAATAAAGTCTGGGGCGCACTACCAGACAGATGGAAAGCCAACGCTACGTGGGTAATGAACCACGACGTCGGTAACGAAGTTGCCAGCTTCGGCAATGGTAATAACCTGTCATTCGTCACGGTTGACCTAACGGGTGTTATTGAGAAGATCCGGAATCGGCCGGTGGAGTTCAGTAGTTACTTCCCGGAATTCACGGGAACAACTGGAGCAGCGAACATCCTGGTGGTTGGTGACTTCCGTTCTGGATATTTGATCGCGGACAGAGTCGGCATGTCGGTGGAGCTCGTTCCGCATCTGTTCGGGCTCACCAATAACCGTCCAACCGGACAGCGTGGCTGGTTTGCCTACGCACGCCACGGTGCCGATTCCATTGTAGACAATGCGTTCCGGCTCTTGCAAAACACGTAAATCCACACCCGAATCACAGCGGGGGCCAGACAGTCAACGGCGGGTTCCCGCTGTCGAGGAGAAGATAGTATGAACGTCGTCTACGCGCGAACAGGCGTGGTAATCGTGCATGATGGTCAGCGGGTACAGATTCGCGCTGGCGAGCCGTGGTTGGCCGATGATCCGCTGGTAGCCAGTCATCCCGAACTGTTCGTCGATGGCCACTGTGCAGCGCGTACCACTCGGGATCCACGCGGGTACTGCGAGCTGCCGATCGAGTGTGCCACGTCTGGCCCTGGCGAGCGTCGCGTGATTCGCCGTAAGGACACGAGCCGTGCGTGACGGATCCGTGTGTCTGGCCTACGTGCACGGTAACCACGTCAGCCACTCCTGGGAACAGTCCAAGCTCGACATGATCGGGTGGGACGCTCAGCATGAGCAGCGCCTCATCCGTGGCGGCTGGATCGGTGTCCGCTACGGAACCGGTGGCCTCATCGCAGCGCGCAACGAAGCCGCAAGTCAGTTTCTCGCCGGTAATGCCGAGTGGCTACTGTGGACTGATACGGATATGGGCTTTGCTCCGGACACGGCGGATCGTCTGGTGGACGCCGCGGATCCGGCCGCCCGTCCCATCATCGGTGCGTTGTGTTTCGCGTGGCGAGAGACGGCAACAGACGGCACGTCCGGTTTTCGCTGCGAGCCCGCGCCTACGATTTTTGACTGGGTTGAGGTCAAGGATGGCGCATCGGGTTTCCTCGGCCGACGTGACTACCCGATCAATCAGCTTGTCCAGTGTGCCGGTACGGGTGCCGCGTGCATTCTTATCCATCGCACGGTGCTCGAGAGAGTTCACGAGAAATACCGCACCTGGTATGAGCGCGTGCCGAACCCGGATCTCGGCCAACTTACGGGCGAGGACCTGTCATTCTGCCTTCGGGCTGGATCACTCGGTTTCCCTATCCATGTCCATACTGGAATCAAGACGACGCACCACAAAGAACTGTGGGTAGGTGAACGGGACTACTGGCGATCGTTCGTGCCGCCACCGGCCACAGAAGACATCACCGTGATCGTGCCGGTGCTGCATCGTCCGCACAATGCCAAGCCCTTCATGGCATCGCTGCGCGCATCTACCGGGCTCGCGACGGTGCATGCCGTTGCCGACATTCACGACATGAAAACGCGCGAAGCGTGGCTTGACGCTGGCGCAACCGTTCTGGTGACGTGCGGTGACGGCCGCGGAACGTTCGCGGAGAAAGTCAACATCGGTTACCGGGAATGCCAGACCGATTGGATGTTCGTCACGGGTGACGACGTCCGCTTCCATGCCGGCTGGTTGGATCACGCTCAGCACGTCGCCCGGACGCAGGATGCCGATGTGATCGGCACAAACGACGCTGGTAATCCGAGCGTCGTGATCGGTGATCATGCCACTCATCTCCTCATCCGACGCTCCTATGTGGATGAACACGGTGCATCCTGGGATGGCCCGAAAGTGGTGTGCCACGAGGGATATGGGCACTGGTGGGTAGACGACGAAATTGTCACGGTGGCCAAGCAGCGCGGACGGTGGGCCATGGCTCTCGGATCCGTCGTAGAGCACATGCATCCGTTGTGGGGCAAGGGCGAACACGACGACGTCTACGCACTGGGACAGTCCAGCAAGGACAAGGACGCGCAGCTCTTTCACTCCCGATGCGCTCGCTACCTCACGGCGGAGAGCTGACGTGGCTCGCTGGCATGGCGTTGTCGTCGCGCCGAACCCGCGACCGATCGTCACTGTCTCCGAGTCGCCTACCGAGCCCGCGATGCCGCCACAGGGTGCTGCTCGGTGCACCACCTGTGGTCGGTGCCCCGAGTGTGGTCGCCGCATTGAGCGCAGCCAGTCACCGAAGTAGTCACCGTCACTCGTCGCTGTCTGACTCTGAATGATTCGGGGGTTAGCCGCATTGCACACTCAAGCCCTTGACTGGGTATCGCGCCATTCGACACACGATCCGATCACAGTGCTCGACATTGGCGGCCGAGATATCAATGGGACATGTCGGCCGCTGTTTCCCAACGCACGCTATACCGTGCTCGACATTAGAGACGGCCCGAACGTCGACATCGTCGCCGACGCTGCCAACTGGATACCGGATCGTACGTATGACATCGTGGTGTGTACGGAGACGTTCGAACACACCGACGTGTGGCGCGACATCTGCCGTACCACATTCCGCGCGCTGACAACCGGTGGTCGACTCATCGTTACCTGTGCCGGTCCCGGTCGGGCCGTGCATTCCGCAATTGACGGTGAATTCCGACTACATGACGGCGAGCACTACGCCAACATCACGCCGGATGATCTCTATACGGCACTGGCGAGCGCTGGCTTTGTGGATATCACAGTGGACTTCCTGCCGCATCCGTGCGACACGCGCGCCATTGCCACGAAACCGGAGGTAGATCGCGATGCCTCTCGGCGACAACTACGCGTCGCTAGCTGAGCTAAAATCACGACTCGGAATCACAGACACTACGGACGATACGGCACTGTCTAACGCACTGTCGGCCATCAGTAGAAACGTCGAGGAATACACGAGTCGGCAATTCAACGATGCCGGTACAACGTCCGCGCGTATCTATCGACCCGACAGTTGTCTCTGGGTAGACGTAGACGATTTCAGTACGGATACCGGGCTCATTGTCCAGACTGACGATGGCGACGACGGCAATTTCGACACGACGTGGCCAGTCAGTGATTTTCAGCTGGAGCCGCTCAACGGGATTGTCGATGGTCAAACCGGCTGGCCGTATTCGACGATTCGATCTGTTGCCACGCGCTGGTTGTGGAGACGTCGTCGGGCGAGCGTGCGTGTTACCGCCCGGTGGGGATGGACCGCGATACCGACACCGATCAGAGAGGCTACGCTCATTCTCGGAGAAGAGACGTTCAAATTGAAAGATGCACCATTCGGTGTCGCTGGTTTCGGTGATTTCGGTGTCGTCCGCATCCGAGATAATCCCAAAGCAACGGCGCTGCTCGATCCATACCGACGTTATGGGGTACTGGTGGGCTGATGGCCAACATCCAAGCCGTTCGTGATGGACTCGAGACACGGCTGCGCACCATTCCTGGGCTGCGAGTGCCGGATACCGTGGCTGGCACGATCAATCCACCAGCGGCCATTATCACGCTCGGCCCGATCACCTATGACTCGTCGATGTCTCGCGGTTCCGACGACGTCATTTTCGAGGTGTCGCTGTTTTCCTCGCTGGCATCCGATCGAGTCGGAGAAGCCTCGGTGTACGCGTATGTGAGCGGATCGGGGGCACAGTCCGTCAAAGCGGCAATCGAGGGTGACGCCAGACTCGGCGGAGCGGCCATGTATGCCGTGGTAACCGAAGCTCGAGCGCCTGGTTTTGCTGAGTACGGTGGAGTTGAGTATTACGCTGTGCAGTTCGTCATTAGCGTGAGCGTTGACGGACTATGAGAATTCTGGCCGCTCATCCTGGACCGCACTTCAGCGTGCACGATGTGTATACCGGGTGGGTCGAAGCGCTGTGCGAACTCGGCCAACACGTGATCGAGTTCAATCTGAGCGAGCGGTTGACGTTCTACGAATCGACATTAATCGAAGCGAACGGCGAGACGCACAAAGCACTGTCGGTTGACCAGGCGCAAGAACTCGCCGTGAATGGCCTTTATGCGGCTCTCTATAAGGCACGGCCTCACGTGCTGTTCGTTGTCAGCGCGTTCTTCATTCCGGCAGCGCTGCTCGATCTTGCACGGAGCTACGGCACTCGCGTGGTGGTGCTTCACACCGAATCGCCATATGAGGACGGTCGACAGCTCAGCATGGCCGAGCACGCCAGCCTCAACCTGATTAATGATCCCACCAATCTCGAGCGCTTTCGCGCGCTGGCACCGACGCGTTACGTGCCGCACAGCTACCGGCCGAGCGTGCATTGTCCGGGCTCGTCAGTGCCGGAGCTCGGAGCAGATCTTGCTTTTGTCGGCACCGGCTACCAGTCGCGTATTGACTTCTTCGAAGCGATGGATCTCGGCGAGCTTGACGTGCTCTTGGCTGGCAACTGGCAGACGCTCGCCAACGATTCACCGCTTCGACGTCACGTAGCTCATGAGCCAGATGCGTGCCTGGACAACGCACAGACAATCGACGTCTATCGCTCGGCCAAAGTCGGCATCAATCTCTACCGGCGTGAAGCCGACACGGACGAGCTTGCCACTGGTATAGCCATGGGGCCGCGTGAGATTGAGATGGCAGCGTGCGGTCTCTTCTTCCTGCGCGAATCCCGGCCGGAAGGTGACACGGTTTTGGACGCGTTGCCGACGTTCGAATCTCCGGCCGAAGCATCCGCGGCGCTTCGCTTCTGGCTGGCACGTCCCGCACAGCGCGAATCGATGGCCAAGGAAGCGCGGGAAGCGATAGCGGATTACACATTTACCAGCCGTGCGGCCGAGTTGCTTCGGTGGTTGACAAAGGAGAACTGATATGCGCATCGCCGGACGTCGTGGCCGAGTCTATCTCGGTATTGCCAGCGATACGGCGCAGGCTGAGCCGTTGCCCTTCGTTGCGTCCTATGCGCTCAATGCGGAAACCGAGAAAGTCGACGTCACCGCAATGGGTGACACGAATAAGGTATATGTCGCTGGGCTTCCCGATGCATCCGGTGAGTTCAGTGGTTTCTATGACGACTCGACGGCTCAGACGTACACGGCAGCAGTCGACGGTTTGGATCGACGGTTCTATCTGTACCCCGATACCACCAGCGCGACGAAGTACTTCTTCGGCCGGATCTTCGTTGACTTCACGATTAACGCTGAAGTGGATGGTGCCGTTGAGCTCTCGGCATCCTGGGCTGCGTCCACCGTGATCAGCCGGGTGGGAGTGTGATCGAGCTCGATCTGTCCGGTCCGGAGCGACGGCTGAGGGATCTCAACCGTGCCCTCAAATCTGAGGAGAACGGCCGACAGCTTCGGCGAGAGCTCACTCGCAACCTGCGGAGCGCCCTGGCACCCGTCCGGCAGGAAGCTCGCCACGCTATCCGATCGTTGCGCTCGCGTGGGCACCGTGGCCGTTCGATCCGCACGGCTATCGCTCAGCGTCTCCAGATCAAGGCCAGCGCGTCTGGGCGCTCGGCCGGTGCCCGGATCATCGCGCGAACCGTCACGCTCCGGGGCTTCATCCATGCGCCCCGGCGGTTCAACGCACCGAATTTCACACACCCGGTGCCCTTTAGTGACGACGTCACGCAAGTGGGCAAACCTGGCTGGTTTGACGACACCGTCCAGCGTGGACGCCCGCGGTACCGCAAAGCCGTTATCGACGCCATGGATCACACGGCGAGTCGTATCGCCAGAAAGGCATGAAGTGATCATTACCTATTCGCCAGCCGATGGCGAATCACGACGCTGGGACTGGGACCCGTCCGCCGTGCGCATGGTGGATGCCGAAGACATGATGACCAAGTGGGGCAAACCATCGTGGGACGCTTTCCGCATTGACGTCCTGCAAGGATCACCCCGAGCTCGACGAGTCCTGCTTTGGCACTTGCTTCGCAAAGACGATCAATCGCTGGTATTCGATTCTCTCGATGTGGCCATGGGTGAAGTCACCGTCGAGATGACGCGAACTGAACTCGTCGAGGTACGCGACACGGTGACGGCCATGGGTGGTCTTGACGAGACGCAGCGGGAGATGGCGCTGGCCGCACTCGATGCACAGATTGCTGAGGCCGATGAGGATACGGCGGGAAAAGCACCCTTGCCGATAGGCGCGAACAGTACTGGCTCGCCATTGCCGAAATAACTGGGCTGGGGCCACGCGAGCAGGAAGAACAGCTGACGGTGGCCGAGTTTCGGCAGGCATGCCGTTATGTCGACAAAGTGGCGAAGATTTCGACAAAACACAAACGTTAATAGGGAGGTGTCCTTATGGCCGCGGACACCTCCCTTCTTTTTAATATCCTCGGCCGTGACGGTGTGAGCCGGGTATTCACCAGGATTCGCAGGGAAGCAGTAGCCACGGCGGCCGTGCTTAACGCAGTGGCCAATGCAACGGGCGGCATCGCGACAACGACCGCCAGTAAACTCGGCAGCCTTACGAAGGGGCTTGGTGCATTCGGCGCTGCTGGCGCTGCTGCGTCATTGGTCGTCGGTGCCGCACTCGGTGGGCTCGGGTTGGCGTTTGCTGGCCTAGCTGCCGTGATGTTGCGTGACAACGCAGCGCTCACCCAGTCATTTACCAATCTGGGCAATCACATTAAGACAAGCCTGGTAAGCGCGGCGCAATCACTGGTGCCAGTTTTTCAGAATCTAGCTAGGGAGCTCGGCAAGTCGTTCGATCGACTCCTTCCTCAGATTCGTACCGTCTTCGGCGCGATCGGGCCGTTTATTACGACACTAGCCGAAGGACTGACGGGATTCGCCGTTAATGTCATGCCCGGTGTGGTGGCTGCGGTGATAGCTGCCGGGCCAGTGTTCGACGGACTGGCTGACCTGCTGGCATCGGTGGGTGCGGGTTTCGCGGGGTTTCTAAGCAATATTTCGGCAGGCGCAGTGGGTGCGGGTCAGGCGTTTTCCGCGCTCGGTGAAGGACTCGCGCAGATTCTTCCCGTATTGGGCACCATCCTTGGCACGCTCGCTCAGGTTGGTGGTCCGATCCTTGACGCATTGATTCCCGTCGTGGCGTCGCTGGTTGACGCGATCGCTGGTTTTCTCATTCCGGTAATTCAGCGGCTAGAGCCGTCTTTTACCCGTGTTGCCGATGCGCTACTGCCTGTGACAGATGCGTTCGGCCAACTGTTCGATGCACTGGCGCCCGTGGTGAGCGTGCTCCTAACGGAGCTCGCCACGGTCCTGGTATCGCTCGCGCCGCTGTTTGCCTCCATCGTCGGCGCGATCATCCCCTTCGTCGCGGTATTCGACCAGTTGATTCCGATTATCGCGCCACTAGTGACGATTGTTGCCAAGTTTGTCACGCTCTTGGCCACTGGATTGGCTTCCATCCTCATCCAACTGGTGCCGATCATTGTCGGAATCGCCACCGTACTTGCAGACACGCTCGGCCAAGCGATTACCGCATTCTCGGCCGCGCTGGTGCCACTCCTTCCGCTGATCGGGCAGATAGCCACACAGCTCGGGGTAGCACTGCTCTCAGCCGTGACGGCTCTCGCTCCCGCATTCGTGCGAATCTTCGAAGCGCTGCTGCCCATCCTGCCCGTGCTCGTCGAGCTGATTACGTCATTGCTTCCCATTGTGACGCAGCTGATTTACGGGCTCATTCCCGTCTTTGTTACCGCTGCGGATGCAATCGCACAACTGCTGCCCGTTCTCATTCCTATCATCGCCGCTATTGGTCAGCAGCTCATTCCCATCATTCAGACGCTGCTACCGGTGGTACTTCGCGTGTTTCCCTATATCCAGGAAACGATCACTAACGTCATGCATGCCATCCGGGGCGTACTCAACATTGTACTCGGGCTCATTAGCGGCGACTGGAGAAAAGCATGGGAAGGTGTTAAAGAACTTCTGCGCGCTGCCTGGGAGCAAATCAAGACAACCATCAAGGCAGCCCTGAGTGTGTCCGTTTCCCTGATGCTCAGCTTTGCCGAGAACATCAAAGATACTGTAGCCAGACATTTTCCCAGCTTGCTCCACAAGTCAGGAGCGGATCTCCTTCAGGGGCTGATTAACGGCATCGTGTCAATGGTTTCCCGCGTGATCAATCACGTTATCCAGATTGGGCGCGATATTAAAAACTCGATCATGCGGGCGCTCGGCATCGGCTCGCCGTCCAAGGTCATGATGGGCATCGGCGAGGATATCGGCGCTGGTCTCGCCATCGGCATCGGCAGCATGGCCGGACTCGTCACGGCAGCCACTGATGAGCTTGGCATGGCGGCCATGGTGGACGCACCTGTGCCCACAGTGCCCGGTGTTGCCGCTGCTCGGGCTGGTGGCGCTGGCGGTGCGCCGATGGTGGTGCTCGAGATTCGCTCAGGGGGAAGCGCAGAAGATGACTACCTGGTGGAGCGCCTACGGCGAGCCGTTCGCGTCCGTGGCGGGAATGTTCAGGTGGTGCTTGGCCGGTGATATTTCCCAACGGGCGACTCGACTTCGTTGTCGAGATCTTCGTTAATGGTGCGTGGATCGATATCACGAGCGCAGATGTTCGCTACGCCAGCGGCATCGGGATTACGCGGGGTATTCCCAACGAGTCCAGCAGTGCGAATCCCGCGAACGTTGCGCTCACGCTCGACGATCGCGACGGCAACTACGCATCGGACAATCCGCTCAGCATCTATTACGGCAGTATCGGGCGTAACACTCCGATACGGGCCGCCATCAACCTTATTCGCGATCTGTTCAGTCGTAACGTGTCCAATGGGTGGGGCACCACCACGAGCGGTCATGTGTGGACGACGAATCTCGGTGCTGGTGGCACCGTCCAGGCGTCCGATTTCGCGGTGAATGGCAGTGCCGGGACGATGCTGGTGCCGGTAGCAGATGCACATCGGCGAGCTCGCATCGGTACGCCGGACTTCCGTGATGTCGACGTGGCGTACACGTGGGACATCTCGGTGAATGCGATCATCGCCGGTAGCGTGAGCTCGAGCGTCACGTTTCGCGAAAGCGGCACCGACTACTACCGAGCCGTCACCACCATCACGAGCAGCACGGTGGACGTCTCGGCAACCGACACCGCGGGAAACCTGATCGGTTCCTCCGTCACCGTTCCTAGCCTTGTTTTCAGTGGATCCCCGTTGCGAGTCCGTGCGCAGATGAGCGGCCAGCAGATTCGGATCAAAGCATGGCTGGCGTCGGCCAGTGAACCGTTCGACTGGCACATCGTCCGTGACGTCATCAACGATCCGGTGACGGCTGAAACTGCACCCGGTTTCGTCTTTGGCGACCTCGGCCTACGCTTCGACGTCTCGGCTGGCGTCAATCCCGCGGCACCGTACACAGCATCCTTTGACGATGTCGTCGTTCGCATCATGCGTGCCACTGCCGAAATCAGCTCGCTGCCGCACGCGTGGAATGAGAACGAGAGTGACATTCGAGTGCCGATGAATGCGGCCGGCATTCTGCGTCGTCTCGGCCAGCCATCGTCACCTGTGCTCTCGCCGTACCGGCGCGCGATGCTGTCTCAGACGGCTAATCCGGTAGTGGCTTACTGGCCGTGCGAAGACCTCGCTGGATCCACATCCATCGCCTCGGCTGTATCGCGCGTGATACCGATGGACGTGGTGGGTACGGCGAACTTCGCGGCAAATAGTGATTTCGTTTCCTCGGTAACGCTGCCGCAGTTCAACGGCAGCAAATGGTTCGGCACCGTAGCGCCCTACGTGGGCAACGATCTACAGATTCGTTTCATGCTGTCCATACCGTCGACTGGCACTACCGAGGACACGATCGTCTGCGAGTTCTGGGTAAAGGGCACCGCGCCTAAGTGGGTGCTGACATACGAGGCTGCCAACGGTGGCAGTCTTACCCTTAATATTTACGATCCCGCGGTTGGCGGAGAGCTACCGATCGTCATCTTCAATCCCGTGGCGAACAATCTCAACGGGCAGCCGGTGATTATCTCCATGGAACTTGTCCAAAACGGTGCTGATATTGATTGGACAGTTGGCAAACTTCTGCCGGGCTCTATGGTTCCGGTGTATGTCAGCGACACAGTGGAGGATCACACTTTCAACAAAGTGGGATTGATCCGTTTTAACCTCCTCGGCCAGATGACAGGCGTCACCGTTGGCCACATCTCAATACAGGGCACCGTCGACGATCTCGCAGATATCGCGCGTCCGTTTGAGGCATGGATGGGAGAAACCGCTGGCGATCGCATCATTCGACTGGGCGAGGAGAACTCAATAGCTGTGTCCGTCATCGGTGACGCGTCAACGACGGAACCCATGGGTTACCAGGGTATCTCGAGCTTTCTCGAGCTCGCCCAGGAATGCGCCAATGCAGATCTTTCCTTTCTGTACGAGAGTCACGACACATTCGGGCTGAGCTTCCGAACGCGTCAATCACTCTATAACCAGACGGCTACCGTAACGCTCGATCACGATCAGCGGCACATTTCGCTTGGCCTCACGCCATCTGAGGATGACAGGAATACTGCCAACGACGTCACGGCTGTACGCACTGGCGGTTCTCAATTTCGCGCCACGCTCGACAGTGGCCCGATGTCCACGCAGGATCCGCCGGACGGCGTAGGGAGATATGAGACACGGGTAACCGTCAATGTCGAATCTGATAGCCAGCTGAAGGCTATCGCCGAAT